TCAAGGTTCATGTCATACCTCTATTAGCGGACACTGGTTGGACGCTCTGTATTCCCAACGAGCGAACTGGTCTGCACCTTAACGTCATCCCCAATAGTGAAGCTGGCAGAATCAATCCCCGACCCATCCCCAAAAATGGACGAGTCGGTGTCGGTGCCTCGGATGATGACCTCGCCACAGTTAATATCTCCGATGCTGATGCCCGCCCCGTAGGCCTTGACCCGCTCAAAACGGATGGCGCCGACGGTGCTGGTGCTAGACGACGCGATGATGATGCGGTCAAAGGTGCCACCTGACACCTCTGGGACGCTCAACGCGCCACGTTGAGAGCCGAACTGGTACATAACAGGGTCGGCGCTCAGTGTCGGGCTGATAGACAGGCCGTCGGCGGTGGTTGAAGCCACCTGTAAAGAGTACGCCGTGGACGTTCCCATTGTGAAGTCGGTGGCCTCGACGTCTATGAGTTCCAGCGTCTCGCAGATAATGACGTCCGAAGAGGCCCAGATTTTAATAGCGTCGGTCAGGCCGGAGGCCTTACCGATGGACATGTCTTTGAAGACAATCTCGCTGATTCTGGCCCCGCCTATGTTCAACTGAAGAGTCATCGAAGGGGTCTCGGTCTGGGAGGGCTTAGGTTTCTCTCCGACGCCAAGTTGCTCCTGTCCCAGACGTTGGGAGCGGCCCGCGTCGTAGACCGCCGCTTCGGGCCAGTTGGGGGCCGGATAGATGCCTCGAATAGCGAAGTAGACCGCGCCAGCTATCACCAACATGCTGATAACTAAGGTCGAAAAAATGACCGTCTTCGTGCGGCTACCGAGGTTAAAGCCTTCAATGCTCGGCAACCCGATGGCGAAGTTGATTGGGAACCGGACGCCCATGCCGATAATCGGCAGGCGCAGAGTCGGGAACGCCACCCGTCGCTGACGGATAATCAGTTTCCACTTATTATTCATCGTCGTCCTTCTCGTTGCTTCTTATCTCAAACAGCTTGCCGAGGCCCGCGCTGACGGGAATAGTGAGGACGGTCAAGCGAGGGCCGTTAATAGGCCCTCAATATTCTCCAAAGTATCAGCGTTCGAACTTGCAGACCAGACAATCCTAGCCCCAAGGAACAGCCACACGTACACCACAGGAGTAAAAATCACCAGAACAATCAGTTCACGGCCCGATAGCGTGACCTTATCCCGACCATTCTTCGACGCTCGCGTGTCTGCCTGCTGTTCGTCTATCTCCTCAGTCATCGCCTATGCCTGCTGAACCCGTCATAAAGTAAGTCTCCAAACGGGCCAACCTACTGACTAGCCCGTCATACCTCTCCTTCGCCTCTCTCCTCATCTCATCGTGCCGTCTACTCTCGTCTCGTCGGAGATGGGACACCTGGGCGGTCAGCTTCCCGAAGCGATAAACGAGAGTTGTCAACGCCAGAGTGACGACAGCAACGACGGAGATGAGCGCGGCAATGATTGCAGGGTCGTTCATCATGCTTCTCTTAACTGTAATATTTGTTGGGTCAAGAAACCCGCTTGGTCGATATTCCAACTCTCGCCCTCAACGTGGAATGTGTCATTGATTCCCATGTCGCTATATACACAGGTCACAAGGTCTGAGATGCGCCTCTGCATCATGTGGCGAGCTGTCGGAACATCTGCCCCCACAAGCGTCAGAGTCAGGCGAGTCTTCGGGTCTTTCCGGCGAGCCAGACGACTCGCGCCGACTGCTTCGGCAGTGTCGAATCGGTCATGGAAAAGACACTCAAATTTCTTGAATCGGTCTCGGTGGGCAGTGATAGAAGTGGCGTCCTCACTGACGATTGCCGTCCAGTTGTTGAACTTGAACGCCACTGCTCTCTGTTGGAGTTTGGTCAGGAAGCCAGCCGTCGCGCCGAACAGCACCCTCGTCACCCCGAATTTGCCGAATGCTTTGTCATCAATAAGGGACACAGTCAACTGGCTCGTGAGGTCTGTTCCTGTGCCGTTGGCGAGGGTGTTTGCGGTGTAGTCCGTGGTAGCCGCCGGAGTGTTCCTAGAGCCAGCATAGTCGTAGACAGAGTTCACTTCCCACTCGATATTCTTGGTCTCGGCGGCGTCGAAGGGCCATGTGTTCAGAGTCGCATCCACTTCGGCTCTCCATATCGTCACGCTTGAGCCACTGCTTTGCTCCTCCCCTCTCCGGACAGCGAAGATGTTGCGGTTCTCAATTCCACTATCTCCATCCTCCCAGGCCATATCTGTGAAGTACGGGTCTGAGCCATTCTTCACGTCTCTGAAGGTCGCCAGGGAAGTGGTATGCGGTGCGGCTCCTCGATGGCCTCTGTCCTCCAGACGAGAGTAGCCGTCGCCGTCGATATAGAAGAGGCCGTCCTCTTCAATCTGCGCTTGCAGTATGGCGTCCTGGGCGAACATATCAACGGTCTTGAACCCCGCGTAGACGTCGTGGGCGGCACTGCCGCACTCGTCCATCTGGTAGCGTTCACGCCAGCCCACTGATGAGAGCATTAGCTGAACGCTCTGGTCAATCCGATAGTTGCTAGAGGCCATATTCGCATAATGAATTTCAGTCCGCTGTTGCTCCGATATGTCGTCATGGGCCTTGATGAAGCAATACTGGCTCCCCTTGCTCGGCCTGGGAACTATGGACTCGATGAAGCCATGCAGAAGGGACTTGTACCCGCCGAACTGAAGCCATGTGTGGTCGGCGGCGCCATCGCACCAGAGGCCATGCTTCGTTCCGGCATTGATGCCGGAGTCGGCTACGCTCTGTTCGCCCTTGTGGAAGTTACCACTGTCGAACTCAATCTGAACACCATCCACCAGCACCACCGCTATCGCACCGTGAAGCCGTAGCTGGAGGAGTTTGGTGGTGTTGTCGCCCCAGGTGTAGGCCTTGGTCGCAATTTGGCTGTCCGACCCGCCTATGACCTTACGGAACTCAATGGCAGAGCCTGTGACTCTGAGGTAACCGTAGTTATTGCTATCGACATAGCGGAACACGAAGCCGCCGTGGTCACTGGAATCAGTGCCTCGGCGGTACTGGGCGGCTATCTCTACGTCAGTGTCCGAGAACTCAAGGTAGTTGATATGGGCGGCAGAGGTGGTGGACGTTCTAGCCGCGCCGGAACCGTTCAGCTGGAAGTTATTCAGGCCTGCCACCCATGTCCAGTTGGCGTCCTGGGTCGGCGAATGGGCCGACAGGTTCGTCCCGTCCGTCCCGGCGAATGTATCGAAGGGATACCAGAGCCTCGCCCAGAGGGTGCGCCCCGGCAACAGTCCCGTAATGGTGCCTTTCGGCTTGCTGAAACGGTGGTCGTCGTTGTTGAGAATGACCGTTATAACCCCAGCGGACATTTGCTCCGAATCAAGGTTTTGTTGGTGGGCATATTGTATAGACTTAACGTAGGACGTAATGTCCTCGTCGCTATCCAGGTAATCCCCGTCGTTATTCCAATCGACGAGAACCTCGGCTGTGAATTTCGCCATATCAGAACGAGCCTTGCGCTCGGAGGACGCTCCGGATTTGCTGGGTTATCTGGTCAGCCAACGCCCTGGCAGATGCCTCGTTGTCGAGAATGACCGTCGAGCCTTGCGGGAAGTTGATAGTGATGTTTGGCATCATCCCGCCCACGCCGTTCCCGCCGAGCGGGATGACAGCTTCCGGCCCAGCCTCTCCAATGCGAGCGATGGTGGGCGACGTTACGATGCCACCAGCCGCAAGGTTCGGGATTTCGGATATGTTCATGCCGCCCTTGCCGCCAATGCCAGGAATCCACGACGGAATCTTGATTTTGTTGACGCCTCGTATCATTACGTTGATTGCGTTTACCATGCCGTTAATGGCGTCTTTCACGGTTCCCACGACTGCTATCACTGGCCCTCCCATCTTGCCCCAGACTTTCGCCCAAGTGTCGCCCAGGAAGCCGACGATTTTATCCCAGTTCTTGAAGATGATAACTCCCGCCACCACAGCGGCAGTAATCGCCAGGATTACAGCCAGCAATGGCAACAGCGGAATGCTGAGAGCGGTGGCCGCCAGAGCAACGCCGCCAATGGCGACAGCAAGAAGGCCCAGTGGGATGAGTATTGCTCCTATGAGGGCTATGTAATCAGCGAAGGGGGCGATGACAGCCTTGAGCCTGTTCTTCATTACAGAGAATTGCTCCGAGGTGGTCAATGTGTCCTTGGTGAGGTTCTCCACTTCGTCGGCGGATGCTCGTGTTTTCTCTACGAGGTCTTCGTGCGCTGGTATCAACCCCGCCCTAATCGCCGCCAGCATACGCTGTGCGCCCTCTGAGCCGAAGACATCAGTGGCCCGATTAAGGGCTTCGGTGTCGTCGGTGGCCGTCGAGATGAATTTAATGTCATCCTCAAGGGCAGTCTTCATGTCCGTAATGCCTTCTTCGGCCAGCTTCCTCATGCGAGCGTTCAGCCCCGGCATAACCCTGGAAGCCTCGATGCCGGACTGGTTGAGCGTCCCGATAAACGCCGCCGCCTCGTCTGTCCTCATGCCAGCATTCTTCAGCACTGGGCCGTAGGTCGTCATCTCCGAGATTAGCTTCTCCAACGGGATGCCCGTGTCCTGAGAGATTTTGATGAAATCTCCGAGGATGCGGTTGGTCTCGGTCTGGTCTTCGCCGAACACGCTCATGACGTCGTTGACGCCCTTAATCATCGGGCCTGCTTCAGTTCCAGCCACTCGCGAAACATCCAAGAACATCTTGGTCATCTCTTCCAATTCCGTGCCTGCTAGGCCGAACTCGGTGCTGACATCAGCCACCGCACTGGCGACAGCCTGAAAGTCCTGTGGCACCTGACCGCTGACGCTTCCCGTGGAATCCATGAGGGCATCGAGGTCGTCACCCATCGCGCCCGTTCCCATTCGCAGTTGATTCTCGGCAAGTTTCACATCGTCGCCGAAGTCCAACATAGTCTTCCCGACACCCGCCACAGCGGCCCCAGCGACCAAAGCCCCGCCAGCCGCCGCCTGCCCAATTTTTGCGCCGGATTGCTTGAAGGAGCGGTCTACATTCTTCATACGTTTGGAGGCTTCGTCCTTCAAACGCAGAATGATATTCAGTCGTGCTTCTTCAGCCATTTTCGCGCCCCCATCTCATCTCGATTGACCTTCCGACCCTATCCCAGATGCGACTAATGGCCCGCTTTGAGCCTTTGTATCCTTCTTGCATGTACGGCCTGGGCTTGATGCCCCGCTTCGCGATGGCCCTCGCCAACAAAAACGCCGCCGCTTCGGGATTCCCAGACCCGCCGTGCCGCCGTATCCAAGGCATCAGCGCAGAAGGTGGCGGCATCCTGGCCCCCGCCTTGCGCCCGAACTCCACGAACGCCCCATACTTAACCGTCGGCCCGACTTTCACCCATTCGGGGATGACCTTGCCGTCAATCTGAACCTCTATCGACGCCCGTAGCCGTCCAGTGTCCACCGGAGCCAGTATCGCCGACTCGCGCTGGACGGCGAGACCCGACTGTCTCATGCCCTTGGTCACCTCCTCGCCGAGCCAGTGAGGCGCAGAGCGAAACGTCCGCGTCAGTTGGTCGAACCCGTGCAGAGTGACGGTGTACTGTGGTGTCGGTTTAGGCATCAGGGAACTGCAACTGTCCTTTGGTCTCGATTGCTGTGCGAACTTGCTTGTAAAGCATTAACCTGCTTACGACGTCGGCAGGCGTCGTCTCCAACTCCTGCCAACTAAGCCCGGTTTCGTGCATTGTGTGAGCGACTATATAATCCGGCGGGACCCGGCCTCCTTTGAGGCCAATGAATAGCTTCTCGGCCTCTAGCTTCTGACCATCCGCTCGAATAAAGGGAGTATGGAATTGTTGACGACCTCCATAACTTCACCGATGTCCTCTATGTCCATTTGCTCGATGGCATCGGCTGTCACCTCGTCATCAAACGACCATTTGATAGTGAGTTCCTGAAGGACAATGTTGATGTTGTCCTCGTCGGTGGCCCCAGGTTGCGCCATCGCCTTGCGAATCTGCATGAGTTTGCCCCATGCGGGCCTCGTATTCAGTTCCCACCAACCGCCCGTGACAGGCAATTCGATGCGCTGGACTGAATGACCGTTCTGGGAAGCCTTCGCCTCGCCAATAGTCGGCATTAGAATGTCCCTCTGGTAACCGTTCCCTCTACTTGCAGGCTTGCAGACCATGCAACGAGCGAGCCGACGGATGAATCTACGGCCAACTCAGTAACCCAGCATGTGCCGGAGTATTTCAGGAACCCGCCCGTGTTGCCCTTCGGCCCATACGAAAAGGCCACCGCCGCCGTATGCGTCCTGAGAGGGCCGAGAACCGCCTCTGGGCCTGTTGTGGCGGTGTCATCGAAGTGACCGCTCAAGCTGATGGTGACATTCTCCAGGCCTGGGTGAAACGTCGCCCCGCTATCGCCCAGAGCGGTGGCCTCGTTGAGGTTTCTGGCTCCAGGCAATCCGCTGATTTCGGTGATGTATGTCGACAGGTCTCGGTTGGCTGTCCCGCCGCTGTCGGTTATCAGGAATTTCGACTTACTGCTATCAAAAAGTGCCATTGTTTTATACTCCTATGCGCGGTTGTATGAGATGGCGAAGGTGATTGACCCGGACGAGGCGTCGAGGACTACTCGTTGCCGGACATATCGGTTGAGAGTCCCTGTGAAGCTATTTTTGGCGGCTCCCACCGCGCTGACGTTCACCGAGGAGACGTCCGACCAACTAGAGTTGTTCGCGCTGTGCTGAAGGACGACTTGCCACCGAGCGTTCCCGCCGGAAGCAGTAAAGGCGAACACATGGTAGACCCAATCTCCACCGCTAGCGGACGACGCGGCATCATCTATGGATGTGCCAGAGGTCGAGGCCGTGACGGTTGATTTCGTCCCAGTGGATTT